TTTCTGGTGGGACAAACATTTCATCAACTGGACAAATACAATTTACATTTACAGTCCCTTCTGGTGTAACAAGCATTAGCATTTTGTGTGTTGGCGCTGGTGCTTGGACATTTGGTGGAAGCGGTAATGGTGGTGCTGGCGGTGCGCTTGCATATGTAAACAATTACGCAGTAACCCCAGGACAAACATTTACTGTTATTGTTGGCACTTCTGATTATTTAAATAGTCTTAGCAGCACTCCAAACGGCACTCTTGCGTCTTCAAGAAATACAACATTTGGCGGCACAATTTGTGGCGCTGGCGGTGGTCAATCAGATGCTTTTGCCGCTCCAAACGTAGGTGGTGCTGTTCTTTATGGAACAGGTTTTTCTGGCGGCATAGGAACATTTGCTTCTGGATCATATTCTGGCGGTGGTGGTGGTGCTGGTGGATATACTGGTGCTGGCGGTAACGGAGGTGGTAGTAATGCTGCTGGAGCATCTGGTTCTGGCGGTGGTGGCGGTGGCGGTGGAGGTAGCATTTCCGCTGGTTCTGGTGGTCATGGCGGTGGTGTTGGCATTTTTGGCCTTGGAGCCAATGGTGTTGGTGGCGCTTCCAATGGTTATACGGGAACTGGGGGAAGTGGTGGCGAATTAATTACTTCAGTTCAAGCCGCAACAAATCCTTATGGATTTACTTCTAAACCTGATTATGGCGCTGGCGCTGGCGGTATTCGGCAATTATCAAATATTCAAAGAGTTTTTGGAGGCTCTGGTGTCGTTCGCATCGTATGGCCTGGAAATATACGACAATTCCCATCAACCAATGTTGGTAACTTTTAAGACAAGACATGAAAATAGCAATTTACGCAATCAGCAAAAACGAAGAACAATTTGTCCAACGATTCTGTGAATCAGCTAAAGACGCTGACCTCATCCTAATCGCTGATACAGGCTCAACAGATAACACTGTTAACTTGGCCCGTGAGCATGGCGCTGTAGTCCATGACATTTGCATCAGCCCGTGGCGCTTTGACAAGGCCCGTGATGCGGCTTTGGCGCTCATTCCCCGCGACTTTGATGTCTGCATAAGCCTTGACCTCGATGAAGTCATGGAACCTGGTTGGCGCGAGGAAATCGAACGAGTTTGGACTGAGCAAACCACACGATTGCGCTACAAGTTTGACTGGGGTTGTGGGATTTCTTTTTATTACGAGAAAATTCATCACCGCCACGGCTACCATTGGCATCACCCTGTGCATGAATATCCCCGTCCCGATGGGCGCACCAAGGAAGTTTACGCGCACACGGATATGTTGCTGGTCAGCCATCACCCTGACAATACAAAGTCGCGTGGGCAATATATGCCATTGTTGGAACTGGCGATTGCTGAAGACCCTCGGTGTCCTCGCAATGCGTTTTACCATGCCCGTGAACTGACGTTTTATTCGCGGTGGGAAGAAGCCATCAAATACTTGACCAAGTACCTTGCAATGCCTGAAGCCAACTGGCCCAATGAACGGGCTTATGCAATGCGCTTGTTGGGCAAGTCATACGCAGAACTAAACAATCATTGGGAAGCTATCAAATGGTTTAGGTTGGCAGTAGCAGAAGCCCCTGGCACTCGGGAACCGTGGTGCGAACTGGCAATGATTTGCTACCGTCACGGGATGTGGGCAGAGTGCTATGCGGCAGCATTGTCGGCCCTAAACATCAAGGATAAACAATTGGTTTACACCATGAACCCTGATGTCTGGACTGAACAGCCTCACGATTTGGCAAGTATCGCAGCATGGAACTTGGGATTGGTCGATTCTGCTATCGAACATTGCAAAAAGGCGTTAGAATTTGCTCCTGAAAACACCCGTTTTATCGACAATCTAGCCTTAATGTGTGGTCAACATGGACAATCAACAACTCTTTAACATCGTTGTATCCGTTGCAGGGTTCTTGGGCGTTTACGTCTTTAATTCTATGACGGCCAAAATTCAGAAGTTGGAAGACAAAATCAACGATATGCCACACAGTTATGTCATCAAAGATGACTATCGTGCCGACATTGCTGAAGTCAAAGCAATCCTAAAACAGATTTTCGATAAGTTGGACGGCAAAGCAGACAAACTGTGACATGATTGACCCCATCACCATCGGTGCGGCTTTTGCATTAGCCAAAAGCACCATTGCTGGTGTGCAAGAAGCCATCCAAATGGGGAAGGACTTGCAAGAATGTTCTGGCAACCTCATCAAGTTCTTTGATCTACACGCTACAGTAGAAAAGGGTGCTAATCACGACAAAGCAAAAGCCTCCAATTCTGAAATGGCTCAAGCCCTTGAGTCTGTGATGCAAGCCAAAGCACTTAGGGATGCTAGAAAAAAACTAAAAGAACAATTGATTTACTCGGGTCAAGGCGATGTGTGGGAATCAATTGAAGCTGAGTACAACCACATTGTTGCAACACGCAAACGCGAAGAACGGGAAGCAGAAGCGGCAGAAAAACAAAGGCGTGAAAACCTTGCGGAAACCATGAACATTTTGTTTATGGGTTTTTTGGCTGTTGTGTTGTCGGGCCTCATCATGTGGGGCACGTTTGAGTTTATTGTTTACAAGATGAGGCAATGATGAACTGGTTAGAACAAGTCGCACCAACTATCGCCACAGCCCTTGGTGGGCCTCTTGCGGGGCTTGCTGTAGATGCTATCTCCAAAGCAGTAGGCATTGACCCCAAAGATGTTCAGGCCACGATTGATAGCGGCAAAATGTCGGCTGACCAAATCATGCAACTCAAGCAAGCCGAAATCCAAATGGCTGCTCGCGCTCAAGAGATGGGGCTGGATTTTGCCAAGCTAGGTAACGAAGACCGCAAATCAGCCCGTGAAATGCAAGCGGCTACACGTTCATACATTCCCGCTGTGCTGGCTGTTGGCGTTACCTTTGGCTTTTTTGGCATCCTGATTGGTTTAATGACCGAAACCTTTAAAACCTCGGACGCATTGATGTTGATGTTGGGTAGTCTGGGCACTGCTTGGACAGGCATCATTGCTTTCTATTTTGGCAGTAGCGCATCTAGCCAAAACAAAGACGATTTACTTCACAAATCAACACCACACATCCCATGAAAGACAACTTTCAAAAAGCCCTTGCCGCTGTCCTTGTCCATGAGGGCGGTTTTGTTAATCATCCTCAAGACCCCGGAGGCATGACTAACCTAGGTTGCACCAAAGCTGTGTGGGAAGAACATTGCGGTCATCCAGTTGACGAAAAAGCAATGAGGGCGCTCACCCCTGCTGATGTTGCCCCGCTGTACAAGCGTAAATATTGGGACAAAGTGCAAGGTGACGAACTGCCAAATGGTGTTGATTATCTTGTGTTTGATGCCGCTATCAACAGTGGCCCCGGACGCGCCGCAAAGTGGCTACAAGCCTGTGTTGGCGTGGAACCTGATGGTGGCATAGGCCCAAAGACTTTAGCGGCTGTACGGGCTTGTAATCCAAAGCAATTGATTGAAGACTACACTAAGCGCCGTTTGTCCTTCCTCATGGACTTGCCCACATGGGATACGTTCGGCAGAGGCTGGACAAGGCGCGTCAATGAAGTTGAAGATACGGGCCTCAAGATGCTTTGATAAAGATGCCGTCTTTGTTGAGATAGCCCTTGCGGTCTTTGATTTGCGCGTAGGCATGTTCAAGACAGGTCACAAGGTTTAAGTCAGCACAGGCGCATCCCATGATGAGCGTCACAAGGATGTCCCCATAAGCATCCATCATTTCCTCGCGGTCATTGACCACGATGGCCTGTAGAAGCTCGACAACTTCCTCATGTGTTTTGCGCCACTGTGCAAGCGGATTGCTGTTCTGCACAATGCCACGGGCCTCACCCCATTGAACAATTTTCATTTCAAGGTCTGCGTAACTCATTTGTTTCTTTCAAGTAGTGTGTATTGGCCATTCATTACCTCTTGGTAATCAAAGTATTCTGCAAAGCAATCTCGGATGTAGATTTCATCTCGGCCAAAGTCTTCCACCATATCGTTGTAGGTGTACACGCTTTTGAGGATTGTGATGAAGCCAAGAGCAAACGCAATACCTTTTTCTGTTGGTCTCCAAAGACCAGAAAATTTGGTTCTGCTGTTTTCTTCTACTGGACATCTTTCTACCAAGTCCCACCATTTCAGCGTAGACAATTGATTGGATGCCAGCAACCATTTTGGCGCTCGTTTTGGCACATCAACCCAACCATTTTCTTGCTTCTCACTTGCAAGCCACATCAATGATGAAGCCATCGTAGTGTTGATGTTTCGTTTGTAAATTTTGCCCCATCGGTTGCATACAGGGCAGTGACCACCATCATGTGCAATGGTGGCTTTCCAATGCTCTTGTGCCTGTTCTATGTTCATAGCCTTGTCTTATAAAGATGGCATACGCTGACTCGATAAGGATGGTATGCCAGCACCCCCTTTTCACCGGAGTAGGCTCAAGTCATTTGGTCACTTTATCACCAAACGATCTTTTCGCACAATTGTCGCACCCGCGACAGCTTCACCAGCAAGAATGGCAATTTTTATCTTGGTTTTGCTAGGTGTCGGAGGTTTTGGGTCGTTGCACAATTCAGGCGGGAACGAGACACCATCCTCAAGCACAACAGACTCATCACGGTCTGGGTATAGCTTGAACATAAAAGACCCATCAGAAGCCTTTACTTCATGGATTCCAGACACTTTCATGTTGTCGGCAAGGTAAGCCCTTAACTTCTCTGCTTTGCGCTCGTATGCGTCCTGTAAAGCCTTGATACGGGCAATGGCGTGTTTGGCCTGTGCCGCATCAGATTCCACATTCAGGATGTAAGCGGCCACCTGATTCATCTTGTTGCCAAGTTGGACACGGAATTC